GTGAAAAAAAATAAGCATGTTAATAAATTTACTGCCTGCCATCTGACCGCCGGTGAATCAATCTTCACCTGGGGTGAAGGCTACATCGGTAAAATGATGGGGCAGGGCAGGGATAAGCAGTACAACGGTGTATTAATTGTCACCGGCGTCAGGGTTGCCTTTTACCGAAAAGGTTTTTTTGGTGAGGTGATTGAAACTATACCGTTAAATGCGATCACCTCTATTGAAAGAAAATCCACGCTTGGTCACAGGGTGATAAGAATTCACACTGCCCATGATGACCTTGAGTTCAAAACGTTCAGTAAAGATTCAGAACTGTCGCTCGTTGACGCTATCGAGGTTGGACGCGGGCTCAATGCTCATATCGCCCCGGTATGTGAAGCGACAGCGGACGATCCTTATGAGCAGCTCCGAAAGTTATCGGAACTTAAAGAGGCGGGGATCATTTCTGACGAGGAGTTTCAGATCAAAAAAAGAAAATTACTGGAACTTATTTAATATTTTATTCAAATGCGAAATAAAAAACCTGCAAATGCAGGTTTTTGTCTTTTCAGGCGTTGGCCTGACTCACCACCACCGGCGCCGGCTTAACGATATAGCGCGCCAGGCTCTCGTGGGTGACAAAGGTGCAGCCGCACTGGATATTCTGGCACTGGTGGTAGCGCTCTTTGGTTTCTGCGCTCAGGTAGCGGCTGGAGCGGGCGTGGGCCGGTTTCTGGCAGATCGGGCAATGCATCATGGTGAGTTCCCCCTTTGCGTGGTGTGTAGGGGGAATATTACGCCTTTAACTTGCAAATGCAAGTTTAGATTTGAGTTTGCTCCCTTTTATTCAACAATCCCTATGGCGTCCGCCACTTTTATCTCCAGCTCAAGTGTTGTGGTGAATCCCGTGCTGTCCAGATTGTGCGTGGCTTTTGTTATAATCCAGTCTTGCTGGTTCATTATTTCCTGTCCGAATACCTTCAGCATAACCGGTGTTTCGGGGTAGAGATCGGCACGTCCTTTTGCCAGAGTGAGTTTACAAGTATAAGTTTCCCTCTGACATTTTTCCCAGGCATCTTTCGCCGCCCGTTCAGCTTGCTCCTGGCTTGCATAAAGCGTTTTTAAAGCCAGAATATTATCTTTTTTTCCAATGAGATACTCATTGTTAGCTGCTTTGGGGGGAGTACTGGTGTTTTGATGTAAGTTCTTTTTCTGCAACAGGATAACCTGCTTACTCTGTTGTAAAGGCGTCCTGGTGTCCAGCCATTGGGCAGTAACGCCTGTATAATTAAAACGATTTGCACTTTTAAATGAGTAGTTTTTACAGTCAGAGCGCAAAATAGTAATCGGTGAAATGGCCTTGCCGCTTGTAGTTGTACCTGTTCCTACTTTTAGAAAAAGCATTGTTCTATTTTTGATTGAAAACTCTGCACCGTTTCGAATAGCTAGTCGGGTAAGGAAGGCGACGTCAGATTCCTGTGACTGATCGATATGGGATACGGAAATATTCTTTAACCCGGGCGCTACGTTATAAAAAAGACCACTTTTTTCTGCGATTGTATGAACAATGTCTTCAATGGTCGTGTCGTGCCAGGAGTAATCCTTTTTGGTATTGAGATTACCATGTAGATCTGCGCTGCAGGCTTGTATCTCCATATTATCAGGAACACCGCTGTAGTTTATCCAATCTATCTTATAGGAGCCTTTATATTCCAGAATACTGCCTTTCCAGCCAAGATAAACTGCTATTAGTTTGCTTGTTTCCGGAAAGAACAGTGTGTTATCAGTATCGGAGAGCTTAATATTCAAGCTATCAGCATTAAAGCTGCGATTATCAATAAGACTAAGACTTATAAGCCGCTGCTTAAAGTAAGTGCTAATATCTTCACCGCCTAAATAGATAACGAAATCTGGCATGGCCGTTCCGGCCAAGCCATCCAGTGTCTGTCTCACTACACTGGTTGCAACGTTAATATTGCCATTTATGGTATCAATAATTGCGTTCGACATCAGCTCGCTCCCGTCATATTTGAAACTAATTCACTGAGTTGGGTACCCGCATTTTTTGCAGTAACCGCCAGTTGCTCATCAACACGAATAAGCTCAACTGTGAAGCTAATTTTACGGGGGCTACCGTCCGGTAACAGTTCAGAGCCAGTTTCAGTTACATTGCTAATCACAAACATGCCATAAATGGTGCCATTACCATCTAATAGTGGCCAGCTAAGACCGAGTTCAGCCATCTGGCGCAGCAGCGCTAGCGTTACCTTACCACCGGTGATTTCCGGGTATAGATCTCCGGTGAGATTGATTTTCTCTTGACCCTGGCCAAGATACTGATAAGCATCACGGGTTCCTATACGGCTATTAGAGTTCCAGCTGTAACTGGCATCATGCTTAAATGTTTGATAGGGCAATGTCCGGCGTTCGAAAACGAAAAAACCGAGAGCTAGCATCATAAGAGGTTTCTCCTGGGCTTTAATAGACGAGTGATGTCAGATGGTTAGAGTATTTTTCACTCTGAAATCGTTCAAGCTGGGTACGAATGTGTGAGGCAATATCCTCTGCGCTGGCCTGCTCTGCTGTTATCTGAAGAGTAATATTCTGAGTGCTCCGATCTGTAATCGTCCGACTGGCTTGCGGGATTACCGGCTGATATGCGCTGGTGCTGAGAGGAACAATCTCTTTCTGCAAATAGAAATTGTCCACGTAAGCATTATTATCACTTACTGGCAGGGTATCCGCGGTTTTCGACGTCTTATCTTTCAGATGCAGGTACTCAAGCACTGAGCTAAATGCATCTTTTACGCGTCTGATTGCCATCAAAGATTGAGTCATTGAATCGGCCAGTATTTTTCCAAGTTTTTCTCCACTGTCCCGAAATGCATCAAGTGTTTGCTGGGAGGATTTTACTGGAGTAATCAGATTGCTAAACCAGCCGGAGATACTTTGTAATCGTTCATCTAACCAGTTAAAAAGTGGTTTTAACGGTTCAAAAACTCCCTTGAAAAAAGTGCTTAACGGTTCCCAGTATTGACGGATAAGTAGAGCTGCTCCTGTTATGGCCGCGACGACGGCAACAACGGGCCATGAAAGTGTGCCTATTGCCAGCGCAACATCTTCAAAAATAGGTACCAGAAGCGAAGCTGTGGTCATAATCATATTAATTGCGGTGATTACCGGGGCTGTAACGGTTCCAATTACGCCAATGACGCTGGCGACAATGGTCGCTGCGGCTGCTATGTTGCTGAATATCTGCACCAGCTCCTGATTCTTTATGACCCAACTATCAAGTTTTAACAAAGACTCTGTCGCGGTTTGCACCAGTTGGCGCAAGGAATCGGCTTGAGGTGCAAGCCAGTCGGTGCTCAGCTTTTCTTTTGCAGCAACTAATTTAGCGATATCGTCATCCAGATTCCCCGCGTTAGGTACGGTGGCTATGGGAGAATCTATTTGATTAGCGGGAATTGCTGCCGGATTTACCGAGGCGCTATTTTTGGCATTCGCGGCAGCTCTGGGGGCAATGATCGTATTCGCAAAAGCGAATCCCCGTTCACCTCGTGATTTCACGGCTGCGGCAAGCGCAGTGCGCTGCTGGTATTGATCTTTCACTGTGCTAATCTTTTGCTTCAAGGATGTGAAACGCTTTAATTTTTCCTGCTGTTGCTCAAGATCTGCTGATGTATGCGTAATTGATTTCTGTAGCTGCAGTTCACTTTCTGCCAGATGTTGTGTATTAATGCCTGCAGCTTTCAGCTGTAAGTTCTGGCGCTGAAGTGAAAGTTGTAAATCTGTATACTTATCCGCTAAATTCCGAACATTGCTGCGGGAAGTATTCATGGCGACAATCTGCTGTCGGGATGGTTGCGACGTAGTATTAACTGCGATTGCTCGTTCCCTGGCATTCGCTTTTGCCATATTCATCGCTTTTTGCGTCTTAATAAGTTCGCGCTGTGTGACCAGTAGTTTTTCGATTTGACCGGCCTGAGCTTGTAAAGAGGCCAGCTTCTGCTGGCTAGAGTCAACGCTGTTTTCCAGTGACTGACTTGTCATCTGAAATGTTTTAAACGGCCGTTTTATCAAATCAGCCGCCTTAAGCAGCGCCTGGAGTGTTGTGATGTTACTCATTGGTTTGCCCGCTTCGTTGTAGCGCTTTTTCGCGCCAGGCTATGAGCTCGGAGAGCCTCATGGGATATAGGGCGGAAGGTGGCCAGTGGAAAATCACGGCAATATCCGCCATCAGATCATCGGCTGATAGATTGTCCGGAAACGTTACTGCGCCGACGTCGGCGACAAAAAACCGACCACCTCACCTGCCAGCGCGATTAGATCGGGAAGATCGAGAGTAGCGATTTCCTGCTCAGTCAGAGACGGTGACGTAATTCGGGGCAGGACTTTAATAAGTGCATCGACCTCAGAACCCGCGAGGGCGGCGAGACTGACGCCGCGCAGGGCCCCTGCAGTGGGTTTGATGAGTGTAATTGAATCAATGAACTGTTCACCGCGTTTAAGTGGGGTTTCCAGAGTGACGGTATGGCCTGTGATTGTGTTCATATATTTCCTGTGCTTATTATTGACGAGCCGGCCAGCAGCTATGCTGGCCGGGAACAGATTACAGTCCGATGTTGCGGCGGTGCTGTTCGAGACGGTCAACGCCGTTGATCTTCTCGATCATGTTGACGGTGTCGATCTCCACCAGCTCTTTGCCGTCGATGGTCAGCTTGAAGTAGGTGCAGACCACTGAGATTTTCGCCTCGGTGTCTTCACCCGGCTTGTTTTCGCCGGTATCGATCTCTTTCTGGCGGCCGCGCATCACGACTTCAACAGCGCTGGTATCGCCGGTGTCGTCGCGCTGGTAGGAGCCGGCGAAGCGGATCGGCACGCCGTCGATGCTGGTGGCGGCGTACATCTCCCAGATGACGGAGTCCGGGAAACCGCCGAGGGACCACTCCATGGACAGGGCATCGTCATCGAGACCCATATCAATCGGCGCGCTGCCGTTCATGCCGGCCCCGCGGTAGTTCTCAATTTTGCGGGTGAGCTTCGGCAGCGTGATGGATTTTGCGACCCCCTGGTAGCTGTAACCATTGAGGAACACGTTCATTAATTTCAATTTACGCGGCATTGCCATGGATCAGGTTCCTTATTTGCTGTTGACCGAAGAGGCCAGGTTCGCCAGGTACTTATCGGTGATGCGCTGGCGCAGGGTCAGATTTTCCAGAGGCGGAACCGGGGTATAGTCGTAGTCGATATACAGCTTGCCGGCCTTCAGGGTCTCCGCATCGTTCGCGTCCTCATCGAACCAGCAACTGGCGTCGATGATGTAGCCGTTGGTTTTCAGCTCGCGGAACTTAGCGTTAATACCGTCGATAATGTCGCGGATAAGCGTGGCAGTAACCGGCTTATCGACCGCCCACATGTGGCCTTCGGCCATGGTGTCGGCCACGATCTGCGCGGTGCGGGTGTAGTTTTCAAACTGGAATAGCGGGTCATCGGCACAGGTGCGGTTGCCCCAGAAGCGGAAGCCATCTTTGCGCACGAGGGTCGTTACGCCCGCTTCGTTCAGCAGATCGGCATCGGTACCGGACGCCTGCAGATCCCAGAAGACCGAGGCGGTCATGCCGGTTACGCCGTTGACGCCGACGTTGGACAGGGTTTTGTGCCAGCCGACGGTCTGATCGATGTAGGCGCGCAGGCCCATCGCACGAGCGGTAGCATAAGCCTGGCTGCTGGTGTTGTTAACCGTGTCCCAGCTCAGGAAATCCGGCCAAATCAGCATCAGTTCGCGCTGGCTGAAGTTTTTGCGGTAGTCGATGGCGTCGGAAACGGTTTTACATTCCCAGCCGCCAATATAGCCGAAGGCGCGCAGCTGCTGGCAAATGGCGGCCAGCGCCGTCGCCACTTCCTGGCTATCGAGCCCCGGTACGCCGAGGATGCGCGGCTTAACGCCGGTGACGGCTTCTGCACTGAGCAGGGCCTTCATGCCGGTATAGTTGCCGCTGGCATCGGTAGTGCCGATGATGTTCGAGATGGTCTGGGCCTTCGCCGCTTCTTCGTCATCACCTTTACCTTCTTCGACGCGAACCACGACGGTAACGGGTTTCGCCTGGTCGGCAATAGCCTGCAGAGAAGGGGCGAGGGTGCCCTTGGTGCCCGCTTTACCGATCGCGCTCTGCACGTTGGTGATCAGGACCGGTACGTTGAGGGGAAACATTTCTGCATCGGCGTCGCTGCCGGTACAGACCATGCCGATAACGGCGGTTGATACAGTTGAAATGACGCGGGTGCCGTCGTTAACTTCGACAACCTGTACGCCGTGGTGGTAGTCACTCATCCAATTTACTCCGTGGTGTTGGGGTGAGTGCTATTTTCCTTTTTTTTGCGGGTTGGGCTATTTGTTGGGGTTGGGGGAGAGATGGCACAACGTAGGGGGGTATTTATCTTATTAATTTTAATGACTTCAATGAAATGAGTTAAAAAAGATGGGGGGATATTGAAATTATTTTTATATAACCATTAATTAGTAGGGAATGCTGCATGTATGATCTGGATGGCAGGAATGCGCATAATTTATTTTATATGGAATAACGCCCGATAGAAATCATCGGGCATCATAGTTTTGAGGTGTCTTAATGATGAGCGCTGTTAAATGTTTGGTTTAGTCGGCCAGTTGATGTTCGGTGTTGTACTAATATTCACTCGATTCAGAAGAACCCTATACTTTTTCCATGTTAGCAACTGTTCTCTTTCACCATCTGTTGCAATATCAAGATCCATTGCATCCTGTAAGGGCAATATGATTGAGTTAACTTCAGCCATTAGTTGATTTTTCATTTTCCTTGCTTTTTCTATCAGATTTTCCTGAGAAGGTGCTGGAGGATCTGATAGAACTGGATAACCATGGTTATCATATGTTATGATTTTTCCTTTGGATTGACCTGATAATAATTTCCTGTGCTCTTCATCAGTAATTTGAACTGCATTATCAGGCCATTGTGTATAATCATGTCGCATTGAGTCATGATAAAATCCACCAGTTTTTTTACTATAAAAATAACCCATTATTATCTCTCCTTACCAGCCAATAGCAATCCAGTCGGCGCCAATTTCTTCTTTGTAGACATGGGCAGTAAAACCCCATTGGTCTCTTCCGGTAGCACTAATGTTTGATGTGCTATCTGCACCATGATAAGAATTGTTCTGGCTTAAACATACTGCAGCGCAGGCGTTTGGAAAACCGATTGGGAAATTAACTCGAAGATCGTCTCCTGTTCCAACGCTTCCAAACTGAATAATTAAACCGGTGCTTGCGCATTTCCACCAACCGGGCCATCCCATCCCAGCAGTTGATACTTTGGATAATGTTCCGTTTACATAATCCCATGTGGCTCTATTATTGATATCATTATCTCTGGCAGTAAGATTTACTTGAATTGCATCCCATAGCCACTGTCCGGAGGGATTCCATCTGGTTCCCCAAATGTTTCCGTCAGTAGTCATATAAGCATTTCCAGAATAAACTGCATTTGTAGAGTGAATATCACCGTGTACGGTAATCCATTCAGGATGAATCTCTGTAATTTTAATTCCATTAGCGACTAGATAAAAGGCTCCATCTTCCTCTTGTTGAATACCAGTATCATTATCTCCAAGAGTAATTGAGCTTCCGGACAAAATATTTTCAGTATTAACACCAAAGGATGATGTTTGTGGCAAGTTTAGCTTGCCGGTCATTGTGTCACCGGCTTTGCTCACTGCTCCTACATCAGTGGCGGTGGGAATATTAGCTGAGTTATAATCAATGACCCAGGATACCTCAGTTGAAGGGCCTTTTGTCCAGTTTTGCCGATATGCAATTTCACCATGATGTGAATAATAGTGTTGAAGCCAAGTGTCTCCCTCTATTTTAACAAATAAAAATCCAAAGGCATATAAAGCATCACCATTTTTGTTTTTCGGAAAGTCTGAGATGGTATCACTTTTTGTTACGGCAACCTGCCACCAGCCTGATTGATTTGCTGCGGCCATAGTCATTCCATCTTTAATCTGTCCCCGAATTTTAATGGGAAAGGCGCCTAAATCATCTGGCGATAAAGTAATGTCAGTAGACAGAGGGTGTCCGTTGATTTTACGCGTAGAGGGTACTCTTCCATTAGCATTAGTATTTACGGCCTTTACGGCCTTGGGCGTAGCAGCCAACGATTCCGAATCACTATCTGTAGCACTGCTCAGTTGAGTAAACCCTTTCTCCTTAAGCGTTGCATCCGGATGACGTCGTGACTTTTCATGCTCTGCAATTTTGTCATCAACATAATCCTGAGAAGCCATCACAGTGGTTGAGTCAATTGTGAGATCGACAGAAGCAATATCTGAAAGCATAATAACCATGCGCACTGTTTGCGCCCGGCCTGAGCCCTCTTCAAGCTTTGGTTTGTAGCTTTCAGCCATGTTTCCGACAGCCAGTAGGGTTCCTGCATCATCATAAATCCCCATTTCTCGCATCCAGAACCCTCCCGTTTCAGGTGGAATGATCAGTTCTGCGATAACGTAGTTTTTATGCTGATTATCCTGACTGATTTTATTCAAAGCATGGCGCCAGACTTCCTTCACCAGCTTTGTTTGATTGGCATCGGGTTCAGGTAGTTTGCCATTACCATCGCCAACGGCCATCTCAGTAATATTGACTTTCTTGCCACCGGAAGTTAGCGCTGCAGCAAACTTTTCTGCACCGGCTTTAGTTACAATTGTTCTAAATTTCGTTGCCATATTTATCTCACTTAACCTGGGTAAACAGTGATGATGTTACCGTCGTAATTCAGGGCACCGGTGTATAAGAAACCGGTGACATCCTGGATAATATTAAGACCAATTAAATGTCTGCTTGCAGGTTTAGCATCAGCAATAACCCGCTCCATCTCCTGATACATCTCTTCACTAATGCCAGTGTCGAGGACGCCGATATCAAGACGAAATGTGCCCGCAGGATCGTCAGTTTCCCACCACTCTGTAACTTTGAGCAGATAACCTAAAGGTTCAACAACACGTCTAATTGCTCCAATAGTGCCTTTGTGGCTATGGATAAAAAACGCATTACGGATCACTTCACGCTTCGTTTCTGTTGGCCAGTTTTCATCCCACCGGTCAACGGAGAACGCCCATGCAAGCCAGGGTAAAAGTTCGTCAGGGCATGTTTGCGGATCCCACAGCTGGCGTAAGGGAACCGGGATCGTTTCTATCCCGGCAGCCGCTTGAGTAGCAGCTATCTCTAATGATGACGACCCAACGGGTAAGAGGCGAGATTCACTCATCCGAGCCCCCATTCGCTATCTTGTAGTCGGTACACCAGGATGCCTGTGAACTATCCAGCACGATATCCTTTTCCGGGGCCGTCAGTTCTACGCGTTGAACTCCCTCTACATGCAGTGCGGCATAGATTGCTGATTTGCGGATATCTCGGCCAAGTCGGTGCTGCGAATTGATATAGGCTTTCAGCTGAGCCTCTGCTGTTTTACGGATCGGTTCTGCTTCCGGACCGGGATAGAAGTAGAGAGTGGCATCAATTGTGTACGGCACTATTTTTGCGCTTTGTACTGTTACCCGATCAGCCACGGGGCGAACATTTTCTTCATTGAGCGCCTTCTCGACGATATTCAGTAGCTCTTTGCTGGCGGTACCATCGCCGTCGCGTGCCAGTACGCTTATCGTAATATTGGCGGGCTCAGGGCTAATGACAGATATGTCTGCTACTCGACCATCAGCGCTACGGCCATGATATTCATAGGAGCCTGTTGGCCCGGCTACGCTCAGACTTTCAAACGCCTGCTGTGCCCGCAGGCGAAGATCCGTATCGGACTCCATCACCGGCGGCGTAGGCGGAATGGTGGTATCGTCGCCCGGCGCGATAGTCAGCCGTTCGGTATTGTTGTTGGCCGCCATCACATCGAGATCGCTTCCCTGCGCATAGGCCAGCATCACCGCCCGGGCGGCTTCGTTAACCCGCTGGCGCAGCAGGACTTCGCGATAGGCGTTCTCTTCCAGAAACTTGGTCAGAGGCTCAGACTCCAGCGCCAGCGTGCGGCTTACCGCCTCCTGCTGGTCCTCCGGCAGCAGAGAGATGAGCCGGGCTTTACGTTCGGCAAGAATGTTTTCATAGTCCAGCTCCTCGACCACATCGGGGGAGGGCAGCTGGCTCAGGTCAATAATCGGCATGATTTAACTCACTGAAAGGGTTAATGAAAGGGATTCGCCGCTGCTGCGCAGCTCGCCTTCGAGATTGACGACCATCTGGCCGTTAAACTGACGTTCTGTTGTTACGGCGCTGAGCTGGACGCGCGGCTCCCACTGGAGAACGGCCATATAGCAGGCGACCATGATCTGTAGCTCCAGCGCGGGGGTTTGCGGCTGGTCAATCATTGCCGACAGCAGCGAGCCATACTGGCGGCGCATCACCCGCGACCCCACCGGCGTGCGTAAAATGTCGCTGAGGCTCTGTCGGATATGATCCGTGTCGGTCAGTGAACGGCCGCTGCTGCGGTTCATGCCGAGATAGCGAATGCTCATAGTGGTGCTCCTGTTTTGCCGCCGCTGTCGCCCGGATGGAGGTGGGTGTGCAGGACCTTACCGTTGGACGACAGCGCGCCGCCTTCGTGGGTTATGTTCCCCTGCATCGTACCGCCCTGCTGAACCTCCAGCGTGGCAGTGATTAGCTTGTGGGTGCAGACCACCTCGGGCGCGTCCAGCGTGATGCGGCTGCTGGCGTTGACGGTGACCTGTGGGACCGTCACCGTGACGGATTCGGAGGCGGCGATCTGCGCGGTTTTAATACCTGATACCGCGAGCGCGCCGGTCTCCGGCTCGTATTCAAAAACGGCGCCGTCGGGAAAGACGATGCGGTGCGCGTTTGCGGAGGCCGACGGCGCCGGGGCGTCATCAGAGAAGATACCCGGCAGGATAAATGCCGTATCCAGCTCGCCGCCGATGGCCAGCAGCAGCACCTGCTCGCCGATGGAGGGTGCCCACCAGCTGCGGGCTTTTCCCGCCCGCTGGGTCAGCCACGGGAGCCAGTCGGTCAGCAGGCCGCCGCTCTGCACCCGGCAGCGGCCGCGCTGCAGGTCAATTTCGCTGATGACGCCGATGCGGATAACGTTGCGCATCAGGCGGCTAAGGTCGTAAATGTTGTCGTATATATTCATAGGAGAAGGATGCCGTTGAGGGGTTGTCGTCGCAATCAGATGCCATTCGCCGGTCGGCTACACAACAGTCGGGGCAGTTATTCCGCCCAGCGGCTCACCAGTTCGCCGTGCACGTACAGCTCTTTGGGCCGGGTGACCGGTGGCTCAGGCAGCGGTTCGGGTAAATCGGTGGCGTAAAGCGCTCCGTCACTTTCGGTGACCAGGGTGCGCTCGGTGAGCTGCAGGGTCAGGGTGAGGTTCTGGCCGCCCTCTTCGCTGCTTTCGGCACGCCAGCTGAAGCCGCTTTTTTGCTCCTCGCCGCGGGTCATAATGTCCGGCTGGTTATCGCGCAGCCACGCGATGACCGGCACCAGCAGCGTATTGATATCCTCCTTAAATCCCTCCAGCCGCAGGGTGAGGGGATACTGCTTCTCATAGGAAAGCGAGGTGGCTGCGGTCGTCACGACGGTGCCGCCGGTTACGCTTACGGTCAGCATGTCGGGATTGGCGGCAACCGCAGGGACGGCTTTAAGCAGCGCGTCGCGAAGGCTAGCGGGTTTCATCATGGTCTTGCTCCTGGCAGTGTTTGATCATTTCAATCTGGATAGCGCAGCGCGCGAGCGCCTGCTCAAGCTGGCGAATGTCGGCGCTCAGGTCGCCGTTAGTGGTCGGGCTGCTTGCCGGCATCGGGCAGAGCGTCACCGGCGGGCAGCGGTTGTAGACAGCGACCGGCGGAGGCGCAGGCTGGGCGCTGGTGCATCCGGCGCACAGCATCAGGAAGAGCGCTGCCGTACCAGCGGCGCGCGTCGCTATTTTCATTAAGTAGCCTCGCAATCGTCTGTTCCCGGCGCGCGGAGGCGTCCGCCGCCGCGTTGAGTTTTTGCCGCCACGCCTGCTGGAGGGCATCGCTGCGTTTTAGCCTGTCGTCGAGGGCGGCACGCTCGGCGTTTAGCCGATCGAGATTGAGCTTCTGCGCGCCCGCCAGCTGGCTGGCTTCCTTCAGATCGCGCCTGAGCCTGTTGTTTTCAATCCGGGTAAACAGCAGGGCCAGAGTGGCGGCGAGCAGCAGGACAATAGCGATCCTCATGACGCCCCCTGCAGGCACCGGGCGCGTTCGCGCTGGCGCCGTTTTTCGAGACCGGGGCTTTTTACGCCGTTGATATACACCCAGCGCGGCAGCTGCTCGCAGGCCTGGCGCCACTGGCGGGCATTGAGCAGGGCCGTCAGCGTCGAGCGGCAGGCGGCGCCTGCGCCAACGTTAAAGGTGAAGCTGACCAGCGCGTCGTAGACAGGCTGCGGCATCTGTACAGGAATACAGCGCTTCAGGCGCTGTTCAACCTGAATCACGTCAGCCACCAGGTTGACAGCTGCCTCGCGCTCGTTAATGGTCCTGTGCGGCACGACACCCGCCGTGTGGCCGATGCCCGATGTCCATACGCCGGCGCTGCAGCGGTAGGGGCGCAGCCGGCATCCCTCAAGATCGGCCAGCAGAGCCAGCCCCTCCGGCGAGGTGTGGAGCCGGTGATAGTCCGGGACCAGCGCGGCGAGTGCCAGCACGGCCGCTGCCGCGCAGCGGGTGGCTACTTTGTTCATCGCCTCTCCTTTTTGTCGCGCAGCTCGGCCAGGTAGCGCCAGGTTTTATGGCGATACCAGAAGTTGACCAGCGCAGTGAAGATGGCGCACAGGCTGCCCGTCAGCAGGGCCAGCTTTTCCGCCGTCTGTACGCCAAAAAAGGCCAGCAGCATCGATAGCCAGTAGGTAAGGAAAGTGCTGATTTTGTCGACGCTCAATCCCATAGGTTGATGCTCTCGGCGGTCGGCGCGCTCTGCACCTGCGGAAGCTCGACGGCGGTGCCGTAAGGAATAAGCGGACCGGCGTCGGCCAGGCCCGGATTGGCGGCAAGCACTGTTTCAAAAACGCCGGCGCTGCGTCCGTAGTAACGAACGCAAATAACATCGAGGGTGTCCCCCTGTTGTGCGATTACCTGCATCTGTTTAGCCTCGCTGTGGGTGAGAAAAGGGTATGCAGATAGTGTCTTCGGGAAGAGGGAGAAGGGCCATTGATGCGGGGCGGGTCATCCCTGGCACAACAGCGCCAGGGGAGTTCAGTGCTTTATACTGACGAGGTTTTGACGTTAGCTCCTTTTCATTCCGCTTTGTAAAACAGCGTGTCGTCAGGTTCGCTATTTTCACTGTTCGCCAGATCGGCAATCAGGCTTAAGGCGAGCTTGAGATCCGTAGGCTTGCAGTTGGCTAGCAGAGAAACCTCTGCGATAAATTGCACGCACGCCCATCTGTACTGCGTCCGGTTGACCTGTTCCCCAACCATGAATCTCTCTTATACGGTTACTGTATATTTATACAGTAACACATGTCATTTCGGTATGCGAAAAAAATAGCAAAATATGTGCATGACTTATCTTGCTGATATAGATAGCCATTTATCTTCTACGTTCTATTGCATCACCGTAGTGCTTTATCTGAACCCATTACGCGCAACCAGCGGGTTAACCTCTTCCTCTGCCATCGGTTAAGCGGCACAAATAGGTCCTCCGGCAGAAAATCGACGCCGTCTGGCGTACAGTTAGTGACAGAACTCCAAGACGGTCCGCTCTGCGCGCACACTTCTTCCCGCCGGCGGGGCACTATTTTCCACTGCGTCGGGCGGGTGATGATGGCGAAGTCCTCTCCCGCCAGCCGGTCGTAGACGCCGCGAATGCACATCAACGCCTCCCCATATTGGTTAACGTGCTGCGAAGGCTGATAAAAGGCGCGCACCTGCAGGGCGTCGCGCTTGACAAAGGGGCCGCCCTGAGCGTTGACATAGCTTGCCCAGTCTCCGGCGTCTGCGGCTGAATGCGCGTCGGCAAACGCGACGCTCAGGCTCCCGGCCGCCGCGCGATTGTGCAGGCGGCGCAGCTCGCGCCAGACGGTGACCGGCGCGCCGCCGATAAACTGAAACTGGCGGATGCGCCAGCGGCTTGCCCAGGCGGTAGCGGCCGCCGAGGTCTCCTTCAGCGGCCTGCCGCTCTCGCGCTCGCGCTCGCCGTCGAGGGCGTAGCCGTCAATATTTTTGGCAATATATTTGGCAAGGTATCCGGTGGCGCTGCCTTTGCTGCTGTCCATGACCACGGAGTGAAAACGCGCCAGCTTCGCGCTTTCACTGCGCAGTTCGTGCGCGTCATCGGCCAGGGCGTAGTCGCGCACCGTCCGGCGAAACGCCTCAAGGTGCTCCGGGCGCAGAAAGATCAGCAGGTGCCAGTGCGGCGTGGCATCGTGATGCGGCTCCGCGACCCGAAGCCCGAAAATGCGGATATTCTCGCGGTGAAGGCGAGCGCGTATTTTTGCCCATAGCTGATTGAACCAACGCTGGGTGTTCTGGGGAGAGGCGCCGTTCCATGCCGGATTGGGGCATCCGCTGCTTAACGTGGCGTGCCAGGCCGCCGGCGCCGTGATCGTACAGAACTCCCCGGCGAAGCCCAGCTGCTGGCAGATATTTTCAAAACCGCGAATGCGCGTCATCAGCTCGCAGCGGCGAATGGCCGGATTCGCCGTCGAGGTGTCATATTTGTCGATCAGGCTGATGCGGTGCCCCTCTTCATCCTCAAGCTCCATGCTCTTGAGAAAATCGCGGGTGCGCCGTTTTTGCTCCCGCCACTCGCGCAGGCAGCCGCTGCTGGCGAAAGGATGCTCCCTGCGGCTGACGCAGCCAAAGGCGATAAGCAGGTGCTCTCGCCACTGCAGGGCGGTGCGCCGCAGCCGGCTGCGCCACCACGCCTTGCTGAACATGCGAATGACCGCCGGCCCCAGTTGCTTATGGTCGATATTTTTCTGACTGACGCGCTGCCAGCAGGGCGGCGTGACGTTAAACTGCTGGCAGATGGCGGCGGCGTGGAGATACCAGCGATACAGCGTGCTGCCGTCACACTCTCCAGCGACGTCGACGTTCGCCAGCTCGGCGCGGATAAAGTGTGCGATATCCTCCGCCAGCCGGTCAACGTCGGCCCGGTTCATGTCAGCCAGCCGGTTATAGCGGGACGTCATGCTGACCAGACGGGAGGCCAGAAACTGCAGAAAGTCAGTGTCGAAGTGGCCGCGGAATATCTGCTGCGTGACGGTGGGCGAGACGGCGGCAATCCGCCATTGCGCCATGACCTTTTCAGCGCGCGGGAGCCGGTGCGCGCCGACGTAGCGGATATACGCATTGGCGGCAGGCGCTCCCTCACGCGCTTCCAGCGCGTCGCTACGGCGGTGAATTTCCCGCTGCAGGCAGTCGGGAAGCAGCGCAATAGCGCGGCGGGCGGCGAGCAGGGCTACAATCTGCTGGTGGCGCTCCCGCTGCTGCCGATGGGTCAGCCCCGGGCTGCCGATAGCCCGGCGCGGGGCGTTCCACGGCCACGCAAAAGCCTGCGGGATCACGAGCCCCTCCGGAAGTGACGCTGCTGCTGTTCATAGCGCTGCTGGCAGGTTATGCAGAAGACGGCGCCGGGCACCGCCGCGCGCCGTGCGGCAGGGATCGGCGCGTCGCAGGCTTCGCAAAAGGCGCTGGACGGTGCAAAGACCTCACGTCGGGCGCGGCGAATATAGCGCTCTCTCTCTTCCAGTTCATACTGCTGGGCGCGATCCATATCATCGGCCATCAGTGCACCTCCGCGTCTGGGGTACGCATACGCTCTTCTTCCTGCAGCAGAAGCTCTGCCGCTTCTGTGCCGGTGAGTTCATAGCGGTGAATATGATCCGCAAGGGCCGAGAGCCGCGCGGTGAAGCGGCGGGCCAGCTTGACGCGCTCCGCGCAGCGGGTCTGGAAGATGAGTTGCGCGATCTTTTCATCGCTGTCGTCTAAAAAAGTCATTGGCTATCTCCTGAATTCAGTCAAAGCGCGGCCCGACGGGTTGACGTCAAAGGTCGTTGCTTAGGGGTTAACGTGGCAGGCTGAGGCGTCCCGGAAAGAGGCTGACCATGGCCCTGAACTGATTCATCGCGTGGATAAGCGCGGTACGCTCTGCCGTGGAGAGCGACTCCAGCGGCAGCGCGTGGCGGCCGGCGGGAATACCGGCAAGAAAGAGCAGCGCCGAGAGTGCCCGGACATTGCGGGAATACTCAGGATCGCGTCTGTTCTGCATTGCGGCGAAAAATGCGCGCAGCGCTTTCCCATCCTCGTCCCAGTACTGCGCCCGCAGTTTTGATATCTGGTCCAGGCCCCGGGTGCGCTGGCCTACGTTTAAGTGTCCCGCTGAAGGCGCTATTTGAACGGGCATAAATACCTCCTGCAATCGTTGTAGGTCGTTTCATTGTTCGTCGGTGTCTCCTCGCATAACTTGCATTTGAAAGCTTTTGCGGGGATTTACCGTTGATTTTGTCACTGGTATCACGCAATATCAGGCTATTAACCTGAGAAGATAATGCATCTACCCATACATAACGTATGTAAATAATGTAGATCGCATATGCGTTTGTGTAAATCGCTTTTTTGTTGTGTGGTGACTATGCCTGAAGAGAATTTAAATGCGCAAGAGATCGTGGAGCGGATAAGCTCCGCGTACGGTGTTTCCAGCCAGCGAGCGCTGGCAGAGGCGCTGGATGTTCCCGCCAACAACATCAGCTCATGGCTACAGCGCGACAGCATTCCCTACAAAGCCGTGGTGAAGTGTGCGCTGGATACCGATGCCGATCTGTACTGGCTGGTGAACGGAAAATTTGCAAATGCAAATAAGGAGAGTAGCGTCCAGCTGCAGGGTAAATCGCTGTATGAGGAGATCCTGGCGACCGGCGGCCGGCCGGTGCTTCGCCGGATCCTTGACGCTTACGGGTTCCGGATGCAGAAGGAGCTGGGCGATTTGCTTGATATCTCTTCCGGCACAATCAGTACCTGGGTAAGGCGCGAGTTCTTTCCGGGGGACGTGGTGGTGGCCTGTGCGCTGGACACCGGCGTATCGCTGCGCTGGCTGGCGACGGGGAAAGGCGAAATGTTTATGCAGCCGGCTCAGGGCGCTGCCGATGAAAGCGTACAGCGTATTGCCCGCTATCGCCTGGAATCCGGCGCGCTGAAGGAAGCGGGGCGCTGGGCGCTGGATGACTCTCTGGTGACGCAAAACGGCGCGGATTTAGTCTTTATTCAGGGGCTCAATACCGGCTGGCTGGTTGATACTTCTGCACAAACGCTCGGCAACGGGCGCTGGTTTATCAGCATTGACGGCTCACTGGATGTCTTTGATGTCGTTCGGCTGCCCGGCGGTAAAATTCACCTGACCAATACTGCCGCCGACTTTGAGTGCAGTATCAGTGACGTTGCCCCCTACGGTCTGGTGACGTTAACGCTTGAGAAGCATCTGTAAGCTGCGAGTCGGAGCCTCGCCAGATGGCTCCGACTGCAGCGGTACTGCGCTACTTCACCACCGGCGCTTTTCGCAAACTCAGCGCCTGCATAAACGTATCGTCCAGTCCGAGGTGCTGTTTCACCAGCTCCGGCGGCGTGCTGGCCAGCCACTGGTTGAGCGAGATATCCGCGTAGTAATCGCTCCTGAACAGCTCCAGAAAGCGCAGCGTCGTTTTGCCGGTATTCTCCACGTAGTGCCCCATGGCAAACGGCACGTAGCCGACGTCGCCGGCGCGGTAGTCAAAGGTTCTGGCCTGTCCAGAGGAGGCGAAAACGCCCATCCGGCCTTCGCCTTCGAGGTAGTACTGCCACTCGTCGTTGTTCGGATGCCAGTGCAGTTCGCGCAGGCCGCCGGGTTCGATCTCTACCAGCGCGGCTGCGATGGTTTTCGACACCGGAAAGACCGAAGAATCGGTAATTCTTACCGTGCCGCCGGGAGCCTTAATCGGATCCTGGGCCAGCATGCGGTGGGTGAAGCGAATTTTTGACTTCGCGGCGCCTTTGATGGCATCGCCATCGAGGCTACCCGGTACTTTGCCGGCGAAGATGTACTCATCCTGCGGGGAGGGGAGTTTTGCAAAGGTGGACACGGGGACCTGGAAGTTTTTGGCGAGAATGTCCGGCGGGATGTGCTTAAACCAGTCCGAGAGCAGGAAGGTGCTGTCCTCATCGAATCCGCCGCTGTCGAAGGCCAGCAGAAATTCGCAGCCGTCGGGGCCGAGGCCCTGGATAGAGTGCGGAATACCCGGCGGGAAGTACCACAGATCGCCGACGCCGATATCGTCCACGAACCAGCCGCCGTCGGTATCAAACGCCGTCACGCGCGCGTTGCCGTAGGTCATGTAGGCCCATTCGCCCTCTTTGTGCCAGTGCAGCTCGCGGATGCCGCCGGCGTTAAGGCGCATATCGACGCCGGCGATGGTGGTCGAGATACCCAGCTCGCGCTGGGTTACCTGCCGGGTCCAGCCGCCGCTGCCCTTGCGGACGTGGGCGTCGCTGAAGGAGAAGCGCAGGTTTGGCAGCGTGCCGCTGTCGGTAACGGGTGGATCGACGATATCCGGGTTCTCGGCCTCGCGAACGGGATCGTGCGGGCCGGGATCCCTGACGCTGGCGGGCCAGGACTTAACGCTGCTGTCGTGAGCGTGGACCTGACCGGCGGCCAGCGCCACCGTTCCTCCCGCCGTGAGGGCGATAAAATCTCTGCGTGATACTTTTTTCAT